CATTGGCGCGCTACCCGTGAGCCGTGATCCGCGGCCCACGGACCAACGCAACGAGGCTTTTGGCGCGAAGTTATTGAAGCTAGCGGGTCTTGCTACGACGCCTCGTCAGCTTGCTAATCGGGTTGATCCGAAGCTTTATGAGCAGTTAGACGTGGTCCTTGGGCGACGGCCCGGGGAGCGTTCGTTTAAGTCACCGGAAGGTGGAATTGTGAGTATGAAGCAATATTGATGGACCGCGGCCCACGGAACTGGTACTCTGGGCTAGAGGAGACTATGTATGGCGCGTGAACCGATTGCTGGAATGGTGGACAGGAATGTTCCATCACAACTTGATCCGGAAGATTTAGCTGCCGAGGTGGAGCTAGAGGTTCCGGGCAGCATGGACAATGTCATAGCTTTTGAAGGTATGGCGGACAATATGGATATTGAGGTGACTCCGGAGGAAGACGGCGGGGTTACTATTGATTTTGACCCGCAGGATCAGCGCGGAGAGTCGGATGATTTCTATGCTAATTTAGCGGAGGAGATGCCTGACCGTGAGTTGAGCCGCATTGCTGGTGAGTTGTTGGCGGAATATGACGCAAATAAGGCAAGTCGGCAGGATTGGGAAGATGCGTATGCCAACGGGCTGGAGTTGCTTGGATTTACTTATGAAGAGCGGACGCAGCCGTTTAGGGGTGCTTCTGGGGTAACACATCCGTTATTGGCGGAAGCTGCTACGCAATTTCAGGCGCAGGCCTTTAATGAGTTGTTACCTGCTTCGGGGCCCGTGAGAACTGCTGTTATGGGCGCGGAAACGCGGGAAAAGCAGTCGCAGGCGCAGCGCGTGAAGCAGTTTATGAATTACTACATCACGAACGTGATGGAGGACTACACGCCGGATATGGACCAGATGCTGTTTTACCTGCCGTTGGCGGGCAGCACGTTCAAGAAGGTGTATTATGACGAGACGTTAGGTAGGGCGGTAAGTAAGTTTATTCCTGCTGAAAACCTAGTCGTGCCGTATGAAACGTCGGATTTGGATACTTGCCCGAACATAACGCAAGTTCTTCGCATGTCTTTGAACGATTTGCGGAAAAAGCAGGTTGCGGGCTTTTATTTAGATATACCGGTTATCCCTGCACAGGCTGAATTGGACAGTGTGGAAGGGGAAATAGACAGGATAGACGGTGTATCACCCAGTCAGATTGACTATGACTGCACCATATTGGAGTGCCACGTTGATTTAGACCTTGAGGGCTACGAGGATTTAGACGAAGAGGGCGAGCCCACAGGGATTAAAATACCATATGTTGTCACAATTAGTCAGGACAACGGGCAAATACTGTCGATTCGTCGGAATTACATGGAGGACGACGAGTTACAGCGCAAAATACAGTACTTTGTGCATTACAAGTTCCTTCCGGGCTTTGGTTTTTACGGATTAGGTCTTATTCACACCATTGGCGGGTTGTCACGCACCGCCACGGCGGCACTGAGGCAGTTGATCGACGCTGGTACGTTGTCCAACCTCCCGGCGGGTTTCAAGGCCCGCGGACTACGGATCAGAGACGACGATGATCCGCTTCAGCCCGGTGAGTTCCGTGATGTGGACGCACCCGGAGGGGCTATACGTGACAGCCTGATGCCGCTGCCATTTAAGGGTCCAGACCAGACCTTGTTCTCTTTGTTAGGTTTTGTTGTTCAAGCTGGTCAGCGGTTTGCGACGATTACTGACATGAAAGTGGGTGATGGCAACCAGCAGGCGGCTGTAGGCACAACTATTGCACTGTTGGAGCAGGGTTCACGGGTAATGAGTGCAGTTCACAAGCGGCTGCACTATGGGATGCGTCAGGAGTTCAAAATACTTGCTCGTGTGATGAGTGAGAGCCTGCCGCAGGAGTATCCGTACTCTGTTGAGGGGGCGGATGCCTCTGTTATGCGGTCAGATTTTGATGACCGGGTAGATGTGTTACCTATTTCTGACCCGAACGTATTCAGTCAGGCGCAAAGGATTGCTTTGGCGCAGACTAAGTTGCAGTTGGCGGGTGCGGCTCCTGAACTACACAACATGTACGAAGTGTATCGGGATATGTACGATGCGTTGGGTGTTCGTGACACTGATCGCATAATGAAGCGCATCCCGGACGACGAGCCAACACCTAAAGATCCGGCGCAAGAGAACATCGATTCGATGGACATGATACCTCTGAAGGCGTTTGAGGGTCAGGAGCATGAGGCGCACATTATGGCGCACATGGTCTTTGGTTCGACGCCGATGGTATCTGGCCTGCCTCCTGTTGCTATGGCTTTGCAAAAGCACATTATGGAGCATGTCCGGATCGCGGCCCGTGAGAAGGCGGCAGTGGCGTTTATTCAGAGCCGCCAGCAGGCCGGTGGGCAAGCTGCTTCTGAAGAAGAAATGCTGCAAATTGAAGGACTTACGGCACAGTTTATTGCTGAAGGCATGCAGATGCTCAAGCAGTTGTCTCAGCAAGTCTCTGGTCAGGGGCCCGATCCGCTGGTACAACTCAAAGAGCAAGAGCTTCAGATCAAGGCACAGGCCGAGCAGGCGGATGCACAATTGGATCAGGCCAAGCTCAGTCTTGAGGCGTCAGGTCAGCAGATGCGGTCTGATCAGTTCCAGCAGCGGCTGGCTAGCCAAGAGCGGCAGACGCAACAGAGGATTGATGCTGCAATGCAGCGGGAATTACTTAAACAGCAGAATGGAGGTGCTCCACAATGAAAAATCGTCAGGTAAAAGTGAACGGCTCTGCGCCTAAAGACCCACCCAAGCCTGAATTGGTTGGGAAGCCAAAGGTTCCTCCTATGGCGGGTAACAAGATGCGTAAGATGAAAATGCGTGGGGCGGGTGCCGCGATCAAAGGCACGAGCTACATGGGCTGTTAAATGCCTTTAGCAAAAGGCAAGAGCCGTAAGACTATAAGCAAGAACATCTCTACATTAAGGGATGAGGGCTACCCACAAAATCAAGCGGTAGCTATTGCTTTGTCCAAGGCCGGGGAAGACAAGGTAACGCGGATGGCACGTGGCGGCGTGGTCAAGGGGTTTAGTCCTATAGCTCGACCACAACGCTTCAAAGGCGTGTTTTAGGTGCCCTTATGGAAGGGGCTATCGACATACGCCTTATCGTCACCTTGGGCGGGATTTTGTTCAGTGTGGCGGGCGCGGCAGCAGTTGGGAAGATGCAGATTAAGGTCATTCAGGATACACTGAATGATTTAGAACAGCGCCTGCGTGGTATGGATAAGCGCATTGATATTATAGAAACCCGACAAGAAACCCTAGTTCAACGAGTCTCCGTGCTATCTGGTATGATGGACCCTAGTACTATGGAGCGTAGGCATCGTGAAGCTGCAACCATCCAAGCAGAGCTAAATTCGATAAAATCTAACGTCGATAAGCTACTTCACATGCATAATGGCCGTCATCCGCCGGTAGGGGGGTAGAAATGGATTGGACTAAAATTGGAACCAGTATGATCCCCTTGGTGCTCGGTGCGCTATGGTGGGTTATTAGCTCGATTCAGGCAACCAATGCCGAACTCTCTGCCCTACGGGCTAATATGATGATGCTGATAGATCCAAACGGTCAGATTATTCCTAGTCCCGGTAATGCATTGGCACGTCAGGCACTGCGTGAAGATCTGATGAAAAGTATCCATGATATGCAAGTACGCATAAAACTATTGGAGGCAAGTAACAATGTCCGACAACAATGATAACGTACCCGATAAAGCGGCGTATCAAGTAAACAGAAGGCTCATGTGTTGGGCTGCTTTGGGCATGATGATGGCAGTAGTCATATGCTTTCTCATTGATCCGCAGAAATATGGTGGATCTGAGCTTGGCCCTATTTTCTATGGTTTAAGTGGGCTTGTTGCAGTCTACTTCGGTGCCACCTCATTTCAGCAGTCTAAAAAATGATTGGTAGTCTAATAAGCGGCCTTGTAGGCCCCGTAACTGGTATCCTTGACAAAGTTATTGAGGATAAAGACCAGAAGGCTCGCCTCGCCCATGAGATAGCCACGTTAGCCGAGCGTCAAAGCCATGAAGTTATTATGGCTCAGATTGAGGTTCTCAAAGCAGATGCGAAAGGCAATTGGTTCCAAGCGAGTTGGAGACCGCTGATTGGGTGGATTTGCGGTCTTAGTTTAGGCATAAATTACATGGTCAGCCCTATAGCCGCTGGTTTCGGTGTTGAGATACCGCAGGCTGATATGAGCGTTATGATGCCTTTGATGTTTGGTATGCTTGGAATTTCCGGCATGAGGTCTTATGACAAGAAACAGAAGACTGACACAAAAGTTCTTAAATGATAATAAGACTAGTAAAAATTTGGTCGGAGAAGTTTGGCGAAGCGTGGACAGCTTGTATGCTTTGTATGGTTCAGGGTGATTTTACGGCGATGACCGTGAGCCATGCTTTGACGGCATCTAAGACAGGCGCTCTCACGGGCATTGGGTGTGTTATTGCAAGCTTTATTTCACCTAATAGAAATAGAGTAACAGACGCCTTTGTAACAGGCCTTGTGACTTCTGCGGCAGATATTATGGTGCATCCTAGTCATTTTGGTTTAAAGATGTCGGAGTCTTTACTTACAGGTTTTTGTGCAGCTTCGATATGCTACTTACTGGGAGATAAGAAATGGCAAAATCCTCTGTAGGGACAACGTGGCGTCCTATTCCGGTTAAAAAGAAGACTTCTATTGGTCAATCCCCGCTTAGTCGTCCTGCTAACAAGCATAAACGACAGAATTGGAAAAAGTACCGTGGACAAGGGAAATAAGTATGTCGTTTAAGTTATCTCAGCGTAGTTTGGATCGTTTAGAGGGCGTTGATGATCGCCTTGTAACAGTTGTGAGGTACGCCATCTTAGAAACAAAGGTAGATTTTGGTGTGATCCAAGGGCTGCGGTCCATTGAGGAACAGAAAGAGTTGGTGGCTAAAGGCGCTAGTCAAACGATGAAGTCTAAGCACATTGACGGTGAAGCGGTCGATTTAATGGTTTACGTGGGCTCTAGAGGCTCATGGGAGCTTAATCTGTATGATGACGTAGCAGACGCCATGAAGAAGGCTGCTCAAGTCTGTGATGTGGGTATTCGGTGGGGTTGTGCTTGGCATATACCCGACATTCGAGAGTGGGATGGCACGATGGAAGAAGCGATGAACTCGTACATCGATCTTCGTCGTTCTGAGGGCAGACGCCCGTTCTTAGATGGGCCTCATTTTGAATTAGCATAAATTTATAGTTTCTCCTAGCATCTCCTATATTATATGTGCTAGGGTACGCTATACGTTATGCTGTAAACTGTGGGGACTTAATGGATGAAGTAAAAATAGCCGAAGCGGTGTTTCGGATTTTCCGTGAACGTCGTCAAGGTTGTGTCGATTACATGTTGAATGGCAACGTGAAGTCGATGGAGCATTATCGTGAGCTTATGGGCAATCTTGAATGCCTTAATCACGTGGAACAGGAACTCAAGAGCCTGCTAGACAAACAGGAGCAAAGTAATGACTAAAGCGCAAGAAGTAGACCTTGATAGTGTAGCGGAGGGAGTCGCGAACCTCGCATCAGCTTACAAGGATGTCACTGATAAAGTGTTAGACCCCGAAAAAATCGGTGGTTCTCTCCTAGAACGGATGCCAGACCCAACGGGCTGGCGTTTGCTAATCCTGCCCTACCGCGGAAAAGGTAAGACCGACGGCGGTATATATCTACCAGATGCGGTGGTTCAGGAGCAAACAGTATCCACGCAGGTTGGTTATGTCCTCAAAGTAGGACCTCTGGCTTACAAGGACACGGAGAAATTCCCCTCTGGTCCGTGGTGCGAGCAGGGTAATTGGGTGATGTTTGCCCGATATGCTGGTTCGCGTTTCAGAATTGATGGTGGTGAAGTCCGCATCTTAAACGATGACGAGATTTTGGCACGTATTAATGAACCTGAAGACATTCTGCATTTCTAGGAGATAATTATGGCAGAAGCACAAGAATTAGAAAACGAAGACCAGATTGAGTTAGATTTGGGCGAAGAGTCGGAAGTAGATGTTGCGTCTAATGATGATGTCGAAGCCTCGTCGGATGACGATAACTTTGATAAGGCAGAAAGCGCCACGCAAAAGCGCATAGACCGCCTGACAAAGAAAATGCGTGAGGCTGAACGCCAGCGCGAAGAGGCTTTGAGGTACGCTCAAGGCGTACAAACAGAAGCGCAGAAGCTAAAAGCACGCATGGATGCTTTGGACACGAGTTATGTGTCTGAATACAGCAGTCGTGTAGAAACGCAGATGGCTACTGCCGAGCAGGATCTTGCCAGAGCTATTGAGATGGGCGACACTAACGGTGTTGTCGAAGCTCAACGCAAAATTACAAAGCTGGCTATTGAAAACGATAGAGCCCAACAAGCAAAAGTTCAGCAAGAAAGGTACGCTCAACAAGCACGGGCGCAGCAAGAAGCGCGTGTTAACCAGCCAATGCCGCAGCAACAACCGCGTAGGCCGGACCCGAAAGCAGAAAGATGGGCCCAAAGAAACGCTTGGTTTGGTGAAGACGAAGCCATGACGTATGCCGCGTTTGGTATCCACAAAAAGTTGATTGAAGACGAGGGGTTTGACCCGCAGTCCGATGACTATTATACTGAGCTTGATAGACGTATGGCGGGAGAGTTCCCACATAAGCTGTCAAACGGTGGAAGTAAACGGCCCGCTCAGACGGTTGCTTCTGTATCCCGCAGTTCTGGGCGCAGTAGTGGGAAAAAGGTTAGACTCACCCCTAGCCAAGTCGCGATAGCGAAGAAATTGGGTGTGCCGCTTGAAGAATACGCGAAATACGTGAAGGAGTAAGTGAGATGGCTGAAGAACAAAACGAAATGTTTGAAGGCGGAATCAAACGTGCTTCTCGCGCAAACCAATCTAGGGAGAAGACGGCAAGGCGTAAGCCGTGGGCTCCCCCGTCTATGCTAGACGCACCACCTGCACCGGATGGTTTTAAGCATCGTTGGATCAGGGCTGAAACCCGTGGTTTTGACGATACTAAAAACGTAAGCGCTAAAATGCGTGAAGGCTGGGAACTGGTTCGTAAGGACGAGTACCCGGACTTTGAGGCCCCGGTAGTTGATTCAGGTAAATACGAAGGTGTGTTTGGAGTAGGTGGACTTGTTCTTGCACGGATTCCGTTGGAAACAGTAGCAGAAAGAACGGCTTATTTCTCTGAAAGAAACCGTGACCAGTTGCAAGCTGTTGACTCCGACATGATGCGCGAGAACGCACATTCAACCATGCGGATCAGCAACGCTGATCGGCAATCTCGTGTAACCTTTGGCGGCCCACAACGATAAGGGGTCGCCCTGATTGGAGAAAAACAAATGGCAAACCAAGATACTGCCTTTGGTCTTCGTCCTATCGGGCTCAATGGCGCAGGTGCTAATACTACTGGTGTAACTCAATATGAGATTGCAGCTACCAACACAAACGCGATATATCAGTATTCGCCAGTAATTCCTCTGGCTGCTGGTGTTATCGATATTGTTGGTAATGCTAACGGTGGTACAGTTCCTGCTCTCGGCGTCCTGATGGGTGTAGAGTATGTAGATAGCTCTTCAGGTAAGAGCGTCTGGAAAAACTACTGGCCCGGTGCGAACAACGTAAGCGTTGACACAAATCATCCTGTCAAAGCTTTTGTTGCAGACAACCCTAACCAGTTGTTTATGGTTGCTGCTGATGGTAGCTCGACAGACCGTGCAACAGCACTGTCAAACATCTTTGCTAACGCATCTTTGGCAACAGCTACTTCCGGTTCAACATCAACCGGTCGTTCCACTGCTGAACTCGATATTTCTACTGTTGCCACCACGGCAACTCTGTTCATGCGTGTTGTAGGTCTTACCGGCGATATAGCCAATCTTGACTACGATGCCGCAGGTGTGAACTATGTAGTTCGGTTCAACTTCCACCACAACGCGCCGGTTGCAGCTTCGGCTTCGCAAACGACTTCGTTGTCTACTGGCATTTAAGGAGGGGATAGACAATGGCTATTTCTCGCGCACAACTAGCGAAAGAGCTTGAGCCCGGCCTGAATGCCTTGTTCGGTCTTGAGTATGATCGCTACGAAAATGAACATGCGGAGATCTTCGACGAAGAGTCTTCGGATCGTGCATTTGAGGAAGAAGTGATGCTCGGTGGGTTCTCAACGGCACCTGTTAAAGGCGAAGGCGCTGCCATCAACTTTGACGACGCTCAAGAGACATACACCGCTCGGTACACACACGAAACAATCGCTCTGGCCTTCTCAATCACTGAGGAAGCTATCGAGGACAACTTGTATGACCGTTTGGCATCGCGTTACACCAAGGCTCTGGCCCGCTCTATGGCTCAGACCAAGCAGATCAAAGCTGCCGCAATCCTGAACAATGCGTTCACTGCGGGTGCTTCTGCAATTGGTGACGGTGCAGCTCTTTGCTCGACTGCTCACCCATCTTTGTCCGGTAACCAGCGCAACAAGCTGTCTACCGCAGCAGACCTCAACGAGACTTCTCTTGAGCAAATGCTGATCGACATTGCTGGTCTTACAGACGAGCGCGGCCTCAAGATTGCCGTTCGTGGTACGAAGCTGATTATCCCGAAAGAACTGCAATTCATTGCAGAGCGGGTTCTCAACTCGAACCTTCGTCCGGGAACAGCCGACAATGATGCAAACGCCATGAAGAACATGGGTATGCTTCCAGAAGGAGCGGTTGTAAACCACTTCTTGGTCGATACCGATGCCTTCTTCATTAAGACGGATGCACCAAACGGCTTCAAGTACTTCAACCGTTCGCCTATTAAAACGGCAATGGAAGGGGACTTCGATACCGGTAACATGCGTTTCAAAGCCCGTGAGCGTTACAGCTTCGGTGTTTCTGATTGGCGCAGCGTGTTCGGCACCGAAGGTGCATAACACGGTCTCCTATCGAGACGGGAGGGGCGGCTTCTTGCCGCCCTTTCTTTTTTACTGTATATTTTTTTTTATCCTGACAGTCGCAAAGTGCGGCTGACACTTGCCACGACAGGAGTACAAAATGGCTACTACAACTTTTTCCGGTCCTATTAAGGCTGGGTCTATCCGCGAAGGCGCATCTGCCAACGTGGGCTTTGTTTTGATGGCGCAGAGCGCAAACGTAGTTTTTGGTGCAAACGGCACTGAAACTGTTGTTGCTACTGTTCCTGCAAACAGCCAAATTTTCCAGATCACCGTAGACGTAACGACTGCATTTAATGCAGGTACAACCAACACATTCGACATTGGCGATGGCTCAACCGCTGACCAGTATGCAGACGCACTAGCGGTTGGCGCACAGGCACGTGTTCTTGCTACATCTGATGTGTCTCAAATCGGTAATCTAATTGATATCGGTACATCCGATGTTAATGTTACAGTTACTTACAATCAGACAGGCACGGCAGCTTCTGCTGGTGCAGCAACGGTAACAGTTCTGTATCTACAAAATAACAACCTCTCGTAAATAGGAGGCTGTTATGGCTGGTTCTGACGTAAAAGCGAAGCGTTTAGCTGCCACAGGCTCTGCCGGTGTTGGCCCTGCGCGTATTCGTCAGATACAAGTTTTGACCGCAACAGGCACCCCGCGTTTGACTATTACTGACGGTAATGGTGGCGCGACGGTGCTTGATTTGGACTTTCTTGCATCTGATTCTCACTCAGTAAACATTCCAGCGGAAGGTATACGGGTATCGGACATTTATGTCTCAACCTTTACTGCTTGCACCGCCATGACTGTTTTCTACAACTAAACGGAGGCTCAAATGGCACGTGAAGTAAGCTCTATCACTCGCATAGGGACTTCAGAGCCGTTTGAGCTTCAAGTTGCCCGCGGCCAAATATCCTTCCACAAAACTGTTTTTAAGTTTGGTTACAACGCTGTTGTTGGAGCTACAAAAGAAACCATTTGGGAACAAGGTGGTTTATATTCCTACCCCGCATCAGCCACAGTAATGACTGTATCAAGCAGTTCGGCTAACGACACTGCCGCAGGAACGGGTGCAAGAACAGTAGAGATTTTTGGCCTAGACGCTGATTACAACGAAATAAACGAAGTTGTCACATTAAACGGACAAACGGCTGTTAATACGACAAAATCTTATCTGCGTATAAATCGCGGCATTGTTCGCAGTGCAGGTAGTGGTGGCGCAAACGCTGGCACACTTTACGCAGGAACAGGTACGGTTACATCTGGGGTTCCAGCTAATATTTACCTGACCATAAATGGGGATGGTGATAACCAAACATTGATGGCTCTTTGGACAGTTCCCGCAGGATATACAGCATTCCTTACAAAAATGGCTTTGTCCACAGGCACCTCAACGCAAACACCTGCTGTTCTAAATGCTTCTCTTGTTGCTAGGCCATACGGAGAAGTGTTTCAAATAAAAGAAAGATTTACTCTTACAGATGGCGCACACGAACAGTTTTATACTTTCCCGATAAAGTTCACAGAAAAAACAGACTTAGAGATGAGAGCATTTTCTTCTTCAGGGTCGGTTAGCTTTAATGTCTCCGCGTCAATGGAGTTTGTTTACATTCAAAACGGGAGTAATTTGTAGTGGCTGAACGCAAAAAAGCCAAAATGCCTCCCCGCAACAAGAAAAATTTTCGCCCTACTGAAAAAGGGGCGGGAATGACTAAGGCTGGAGTAGCCGCATATAGACGCGCAAACCCCGGATCAAAGTTAAAGACCGCTGTAACTGGCACGGTCAAAAAAGGTAGTAAGGATGCAAAGCGTCGTAAATCTTTCTGTGCGCGTTCTGCCGGACAAATGAAAAAATTTCCAAAAGCGGCTAAAGACCCAAACAGCCGTTTAAGGCAGGCTCGTAAAAGATGGAAATGTTAAGATGACTAGACCCACGGTTGCTGACTTAGACAAAAAAGTAGAAGTAATCTCCACTGTTTTAAATCGGTTAGAGACAAACCACCTAGCTCATATGCAAAAGGACATAGATCGTTTGGATGTTAAGGTTTGGGCTATTCTTGGGGGTATTGCTCTGCAACTTGCGGCGACAGTCATAGCGTTAGTGGCAGTATTAGCATGACTAGAGTAAACTTAGGCGCGGGTTCTTGCGCCAGAAAAGCTAAAGTGGTTCGTAAAAAGAAGGGTGGCGTTATTTGTCCTGAAGGTAAAGCTTGGGCTAAACGTACTTTTGATACATATCCAAGTGCTTATGCAAATCTCGCCGCATCAAAATATTGTAAAGACCCGAATTACGCCAAAAAGGCCAAGGGTGGCAAAAGAAAGGGTAAGTAATGGGCGGTCTAAAGGAGTGGTTAGATGAAGATTGGGTGCGAATTGATAGCTCGGGCAATATCGCTGGTCCGTGCGGTACATCGAAGAATAAAAGAAATCCTGATAGATGTTTACCTAGAGGTAAGGCTCAAAGTCTATCAAAGTCGGAACGCGCTGCAACGGCTCGTAAGAAAAAGCAAGCGGGAGCTAAAGGGCAGCAGGTTGTGGCAAATACTGAAGCTGCCAAGGTAAGGAAAATGGCTTTAGGGGGCGCGGTTGGCTACGAAAGTAAGGCAAAACGCCCTTTCCGCGGCACTAGTATACCCGGAACGGCTGTAGCTAGGGGTTGTGGCAAGGGTATGAACGGTC